GCCCAGTCACATAAACGCTCCCAGTTGGTATTTGGTTTTGTTAGTGTGGCTGTAGTCATTTAATTAGAAAGAGTATTTAGCTCCTAGTTTTGTACCGTAGGTGTTATCAGCGTCTTCCACTTGTGAGAAAGATACTTCGCCATAGACACCAAGTTTGTCTGTAGCAGAGATACTGCCACCAAGCTTGCCAGAGAAATTAGACTCTGAATCAACGCCATCAGTAGCATTAATTGTTTTACCGCCTTGGATATAGTATGCAAGTTCTCCGATAGAGTTTTCGTAACCAATGTGTAGGTCAGTAGATCTTGACTCATAATCAGAGCCAGTGTAGTTAGCGTTTGATTCAACGTTAACATAAGGTCCAGCTAATACTGGAGATGAGAATAAGGATGCTGCAATAGCTAGTGAAATTTTTTTCATTAAAATATTCCGGGGATAATTTGACCAGTCGTGGCGTAGGCTCCAAGAGCTGCCACAATGCCAAGCATAGCCCAGCGTCCATTTTGGATTTCAGCGTTGTCGTTCATAGTGTATTCAATAGGAGCTTGAAGTGCGATTACTTCAGTGTCGTTCATTAAAATAATGTGTAAGTTTAATGGGCGAGGATGAAAGTTCAGGTCGCCACGAATACACTATGCTTGTGGTGGGTTTTGTGGTCCTAATAAATCAATAATTCTTAAAGGCCCAGTTCCATCAGGATTCTGTGGTATAGTCATATGTCCTGTGTCTTGTAGTCGTCTTATGTTATTAGCAGGTAAGTTTTGAGCCATTGCATCTCTTAATAATTGAATCCTTAATGGAGTTGGTACACCTCGTAGTGAACCACCTTCTTTATCATACCCTGAACCTTTTGTAAATGGTTTTAGGGTGTCTCTTATCTGTCGAGAACTAGCTCCTGCTTGTGGACCTATCTGTAGTTGTTGTTTTATCTTATTCTCTTCAGGAGATAAGACACCTTTTCTTACACCTTTAATTTCTCTACCCATTGGTTTGAAGTTAGGTAGTACTGGTTCCTTAGATAGTTGCCAGTCTGGATGACCGGGAGTAGGATTCTCACCATACCCATCATCATTATCTCCTAAAGGTACACCAGTTTTTCTGATGTTATTAGCAGGGTCAATCATCATAGCTTTAAGGAACTCAAAGTATCTTTGACCATCCTTCTCTGTACCATAAACAGCTTCACCTCTACCGGGATTAGTTACTGGTGGTTTGTATAATTGACCGGGAGATCCTCCTTGTCCAGTAGCACCAGCTATCTTCATCCTTTGATTAACTGCATCCCTAACGACCTTCTCAAAGTCAGCTGCAGTTATCTTCATTACTTTGTTAGCCATATTAGAAATTGATATCGGATCGTTCTAATTTATCTTGTATCTCTTGACGATAGGCTGGGTCTTCATCGTAACGTGGATCACCCATAGCCCTAACAACTTCTGCTTGGCTCTTAAATACATCGCCTCTAGAAGACTTAGGTGCTTTGCCAGTGACCATCTTACCATCGAACCCTGACTTGTCTTGATACCTATAAGCTAGTGAACGGACAGCAAAGAAAGCAGCTAGTGGATCTCCTCTTTCCATGACTTGATCAAACATCTCAACTTCTTTAGCATTGAGATTTTGTTGTGCCCATTGTAGCATACTATTATATTCTTTTTCTCCGCCAGCTACATTTTTTAATGTTTCAACATCAGCTGCAGTAAAGTCTTGTTGTTTAGGAACATACTTAGTCTGTGCATCTGCCCTCCACTTAAGGAACTGACTAGCTAATTGACCAGTAGTAAGTTTACCTAACTCATCTAAGGTTTCTTTAGTAAAGTCTTTACCTGATATAGATTCATCCCATAAGGTATCTAAGATGCTTGTATCAGCTTCTTTAGTTTCTTTCTTTTCTTCTTGTACTTCTTCGGATTCCTGAATCTCAGCTTCGTTAGCTGGTTCATTATCTTCATTGCTTTTCTCTCCAAGCTTCTTTTGAAGTTCGACATAAGCTTGTTCTAATTCTTGAGCGTCTTTGTATTTACCAGCAAGTAATTGTTCTTGCTCTTGCTCCATCTTTTCTCCTACTTGTAGAGAATCCTGCTCATCGGCATTTAGATTCTCTACACTAGTAGCTTCAGTTGTATTTTCAAATGTTAGTGTTTCTGCCATTTATCCTGTAGGTGGTGCTTGTTGTTCTAACTCAGCAGCTAATGCAGGGTTCTTAGATGGATCATTCATTGGTGAACTAGCCATTGCTGCCTGTTGCTTCTGTTCTTCCATCTGCATTGCTTGCTCTTGAGCTTGCTGTCTTTCTTGTTGAACTTCTTGCATACTCTTAACTAGATTCAATACATCTATACCTTGAGCTGCAGCTAATCTCTTAACTACTTCCTCTGGATTAATGTATTGTTGTATAGCTTCTGGTCCCATTGTCTGTGCAATAGTTTGTAAGAACTGACCAAGAGCTTGTACATCTTGTCCTCTACCTAAAGAATTGATACCAGCTACGATAGTAGGTTTAACAATATCTTTTGGTATACGTGGAATCTCTCCAGTCTTCTGTAGTACATTCAACTTTCTGTTTAAATATGGTACGAGGAATTCAACAGTAAGTAATCCAAATAGACCACCGAGTTGCTGTTCCAACTCTAGCTGTGTCATCTGAACTTCTTGCGCTGTAGTCCTTTCACTATCCCTTACACTTAAGATAAGGAATGCTTCATTTAGTCTTCGCTCTAGCTGACCCATAAGATCGTAAGCTGTACGGAAATCAGCTGTCTTCCCAACTTGTACAACGCCAATATCATCTGGTCGTCCTTGGACGATTGCTCCGTTACCTGCAGCTGCTAGTGTCTGGGGTTTAGTAGTACTTGAAGGTGATACAGTAAAGACAACTTTAGCAGCTGCTGCAGACCCTTCTACGAGTGCCTGAGACAGTGCTTCAAGTGACTTAAGATCTCCTATAAATTGTCCTACTCTACCACGCCCGTAGGGTTCTCCATCTACTGTATTAAATCTGAGGGGTAGCCATGGTGTAGCGTCGATTGGTGCTTTACTAAATGATTCATCTAGTACATTACCATATACTTCTTGATGCCATACGAATCTGTTGTTCTCTCTTGTGACATGTGTGTAGACATCACATTCTTCAGCCTCATGTGGCTCTTCTTCAACAACACTTTCTTCTTCGTAATCTTTAGGTAGATATTTTTCTATTAACTTTTTATTGATGCGTTCTCTTGTGACTATTTCAATCACTTGACCGTTTCCATCTCGTTCTATAACGAAGCGATTCAACGGATATAATTTCAGGTTATCTTTACCCATAAAGATTAAAGCATTACCTCCTACAACTAAGTGTTGTAATGCTTGGTGTATTACTACACGATCATCTGAAGCTGCAATAATTTCAAGGATGGTACGCTCTATTCTTGCAAAGGATAAATCTAATTCTGATTTTATTTCTGGTGAAAACTTTTCTCCTATCTGAGACTCGTCTAACTGTAGCTTAAAGAAACTTGTCTGTGGTGGGACCAGACTAAGTGATAGCTTTGAGGCTAAGGCAACTACACCTTTAGCCCCAACGCTTTGCCATGGAGTCTTCAATTGTTTCATACCTTTAGTGTTCTCTTCGTGACCACGTATAAGGTATGGCAGAGTAAGCTTTGCTGCGTCTTCCGCTTCGTTTAGAAATTGTGAACGGTCACTAGCTAAATAGTCATAGCGTTCTTTTGCTGTCATGATTAAATGTTTAGTGAACTAATTCTTAACCCAGATCTATTAAATACATTACGAGGTGACTTAGATCTCTTTAGTCCTTGAGAAGAACCTGCTCTACGTACACCTTTAACTTGTTGATTTAAAGTGGTTCCGGGTGAACCATATGATGCAGCAGTTCTAGCACGTTCTGCATCCTGTATCTGCATTTCTCTGAAACGCTTGTTAGCAGCATAATACTGATCTTGAGCTTCCTTTTGTTCAGCTAGGCTTTGTTTATAGTCTGAAACATCTTCTCTAATTCCTCCTAACTGACTAGTAACATCTTGTTGAAGTGCTTGCTGTTGACCAGTTAATTCAGTACCTAAACTAGTTATGTCTGCAGATAAACCTGAAGCTAACTGTTGCCTAGCTGCTTCACTCTCTTGACCTAAGCTTGTTATGTCTGCAGATAAACCTTGTCTAGCTGCAGCACCTTCTTGACCTAAACCTTGTATGGATTGTTCAAGTCTAGATCTTTCTGATTGACTATGTTGTTCAAGTAATCTTTGTTGTTCAGCAAAGTCTCGTTGAGCTTGACCACGTAAATCAGTTTCAATACCTAAGTCTCTTCTTAACTCATCAATTTGAGTACCGAATACTCTATCTTGAGCAGCTAACTCTTGGCTTTTTTGATTATATGCAGCGGCTTGATCCTGTTGTAGTCTTTCAAAATCCATAGCCTGTTGAAGTCTAGCTTTCTCTGCATCACTACTAGCTTGTTGAATTAGTTGTTGATATTCTGATTGCATTGCTTGAGATCCAGCAGCCCAATCTGCTTGGAACTGATTACCCAAATCAGATAGTTGTGCTTCAAAATCTCTGTCTTGTATAGCATCAGCAATACGTTGTTGTTCTTGAGACTGTGCGAATCTTTGTGTCCAGTCGTCAGTTAAAGCTTGTCTAGCTGCAGCACTTGACGCATCTAAACCACTTATATCTGAAGATAAATCAGATATACCTTGGCTTAATTGATCACTGAATAACTGTCTTTGTTCAGCTGCCTGTACCTCCCATTCATCACGTTGTTGTTGGGTTTGAATACCGTATATATCTTGAATGGATTTAAGTTGATCTTGATACTCTTGTTGTTCAGTAGCAAGTTGGGTTTCAATAGCTCTCTGTTGTTGAGAGAATTGATTAGTCCAGTCAGCTTGTTCTTGTTCCCAAGCTTGTCTTTGTAAATCCCATCCAGCTTCTGCTGCACCTAACTCATTAGCCCATCCTTGTTGAGCTAGTCGTAGTTGTTCACTGAGTTGGTCTGATTGACCAGCTAACCTTTGATCTATACCAGTAGTTGCTGCTTGTAATCCTTGAAGACCAAACTGAAACGCAGCTTCTTGGTCAGCAAATCTAGTTTCAAAATCACCTACTCGATCACTAAGATCTTGTTGTGTACCTTCTAATGCTTTCTGCTGTTCATCAAGTAGTCTTCTTTCCCAGTCTGCATCTGCTAAAGACTGACCTAATTCTCTATCTATTCCTTCTAAAGAAGCAAGACGTTTTATATAATCTGCTTCTCTACCTTCAGCATCACCAGTCCAATCTCTAATCCATTTATCATCATATGGATTTTCATGATGATGTGTTGTACTACCTCCACCACCGCCACGCATTTCTAAACCCATTAAAGATTTATCTAATCCTGAATGTTTCTGACGTAGCATACCGGGAGGCAGTTGTGCATCTCCTACAGCAGTAGGGAACACACTTACATCTGTAAATTGATCGTAATTTCCCACCTATTTCCTCCTAAAGTTGTTTACTTACTATGGAATAGCTATGATTCCAGTTTAATTTTTTAGCTAGTCCTTTCCTAGCCCAAGCTTCCATTAAAGAACAGCCATTAAGTCTAGCAAAGTCTTCTATCTTATTAAATAGTTTCATCCATTCTTCGTAATGATACCCAGACTTGGTTGACCAAGTTACTATTCTAAATGCTTTCTTACGTGGGTAAGTTACAAACTCACCTATCAAAGCACTATGAATATCATTATCTTCAAAGCCTATCCATAGTATCTGTTTCTTCTGTAGTAATAGTTTTAATACATCAGAAGAAACTAATTCACCATGATTATGTTTCAAAGCTTTACTTATTAAGGGTTCGACCTTACCCCATAGCTTTGTTACATCTGATGGAGGTACTAAATATGCCTCCACTTATTCATCTATTCTATTTTTATACCATTCAACGACAGAGCGTTGCCCTGCTTTATACATAATGGATGCTAACTCTTCTTTAGGATGAGGTATAAACGGTGGGAATCTATCCTCCATCTCTAAAGATAATGAGTTAACATTGGGGCCGAGCAAAGGCTCAAGCGTATTGGGGTAGGTTGACATTACTGTGTTCAAAGAAAGCTGGCATACGGGCTGATCTGGTGTCAGAAAGTTGTGGTGCTTTACCCTCATACATTAAGCGATCTGATGAATCCAGCCAAAAATTTTTGTCCAAATATTTATCGGTAGTATTTATACCTAGAGGCTGGAATATCCAATTAATCGTGGCCTTCCTAAGTTTGTCCAAAGAATTACTAGGGCGTAGACCCATAGCAGCACTGACGAGAGAATTACAGGCAACATGTACCTGCTCGTCTCTGGAGATATCTGCCGAGGTCGTGCGTAGACCAGCATCACCACAGAACCTAAAAAAAGGTAAGATAACAAAGAAGATTGCACGTTCGGCTACCAATGCTTTTAATATAGTGTGATCAGGGTGAGCCTCCCAAGCATCACGTAACTTGAAGGCTTCGTACTCTGCTTTTTCATCAACGCCTATAGCGTTCGTGATATATGTTAGTGCAAGATCATGTTTGATCTCGTCTTTTACATTAGCTTCTAAAAGTGTTCGTGCAGAGTCGGGAACATCCTTCTCAAGTGCCTCTGTAATAAAGTTGCCAACTGGTAGCTCCATATGCCGTATTGCAAGAGCACGGTAGATGGCTTCTTCGGCACCTTCTTTAAGCTTACCAGCTGTGGTCTGGACTGGAGTCCAAGTTCTTTTTCTATTGAGTAATTTAACATAAGGGTCTTTCATCATTCTTGACAATCGCATGTGATAGGGTTTTCGTTTAGAATGCCCTGCAAGTAGTCGTCAACGTCTTCTTGATCTAATGCTGCATACGCATCGCTCTTATCCTGTACGTCTCCCATAACCTGAAGGCTGTAATAAAGGGAGGTCTGAGGCGATGCCAACCACTCTTCCACGAATTGCTCATCGTATTCTACAACATCACTCCATGAGTTGAAGCTATAGCCGTGAAGAAGT